TGCGACGCCGATCGACGACGACGTCACGCTCGTCGCGCTCACGCCCGCGGAAATGGGTCCGGCGCAAGCGGAGCTGGCCGCCTGGTGCACGCGCAAGATCGCGGCGCTGCAGGCGGAGCTCGTGGACCTGGACACCAACCTCGCGATCGTCGCCGAGGCGGGCGTGAAGTGCGGGGCATTCGTGGCCGCGGCGCGCCGGGCCCGGCAACGCGTGACGTACTACGAAAAGATTCAGGCCGCCGTGCAGGCGGGGTATTTGATCGTGCCGAACATGCCGGTCGACGTGTTCGCCGTGCGCGTGAAGCGCAGTCGGCAGCCCGAGAAGGTCAAGGACTGGGTCAACTTCCCGGCGACGCCAGAACTCCTGCCGGCCGGCGAGGGGCGGTACGTCGATGAGACGACGACCCACACCGTCGAGGAATACGAGGGCAAGGACTGGGAAGGGAAGCCCACCACGAAGCAGCGGTATCACTCGGCCGACTACGACGCCATCGATTTTCCGGTGACGCTCGTGAAGCCGGTCGTCCTGGGCGCCGTCCAGCGGGCGCTCGGCGAGAAGCTCTTTGATCAGCTCGGGATCGTGCAGAACACCGCCGGGCAAGATCCGATCGTCGTCGGGCAACTCCTCGATCCGCGCGGCAACCGGCGGCGCTGCACGTTCTTCCTCGCGTGGTGGTTGGACACGAGGAGCTTGTGACCCTCCGTGCCCGCCTCGGGGAAGTCGCCTTGCTGGTCCTCTACGTGCCCCTCTTGGTCCTGGGGTTGGTGGGGATCGCGGTGATCGCCGGGGTGTTGCATGTGGTGGGGGCGATTGTCGGGCAGCCGAGGGTGCGGTCATGACGGTGTATTGGATCCACTACGCAAATCGCGGGGTGCGCCCCGCCTTCACCGGATGGACGGCGTCGCTCGCGCGAATGACGGCCGCGCTGCGAGTGCGGACCACAGCGCCCGGACCGCTCGTGCAGTTGGTGATCAACGAGGCGCGCGAGCGTGTCGGCCTCGGCGTGAGTGTGCCACGTGGAACGTGTGACATGTCGCACCGATCGCGCTGTCGCACCGGTCGCGGTGTCACACCATGACCGGCGGGCTGACCTGGCAGGAGGCGGTCGCGCAGATCGGCTGCGACAAACGCACGCTGCAGCGGTTGGTGCGGTCCCGCAAGATTGACTGCGAGGCGCGGCCGGGATTCCCGACGCGGTATGACCCCGTCGGCGTGGCGATCGAGGCCGAGGCGAGACGCCAGACCGTCAGGACGGGCGTTTTGGCGGCCGGTCAGACCTCGAATGGGAACGGCTCGCACGCGATCGCGCATCAGCGGCACGAACCGACGCCGGGCGGTGTGCTGCTCCGAGAGGTGCTCCACGAGCTCCGCGCGATGCTCCGGCACGGTGCGACAGGTGCGACAGACGGTGTGACAGGTGCGCCAGATCCGGCCTACGTGGACAAGGCCGAGGCGCTCGCGATCGCGGGCGTGTCGTACGGGCAGCTGCGGCAGGCGGTCAAAGCCGGCGAGGTGAAACAGCGGGGACGGCGGTATCGACGGAAGGATTTGGAGCAGTTGTGAAAATCGACAAGGCGCTGCGCGAGGCGACCCGCCGCACCTTCGAAGGCCTCAGCGGCAGCCGGGGGTTCTGCCTGTTGTGGAACGAGCGGATGGTCGACGAGGTGATCCCGATCATTCAGCTGGGGCTCGCGGTCTACCTCGATAAACCGATCCTCGTGCTCATGCCGACGGGGAGCGTCCTGCCGGCCAACGTGCGCGCGATGGCCACCGGCATTGAGGAATACGACCCCGACGATCCGGTGAGCCTGCAGGCGGCGACAGAGCGGCTGGTGCGCAAAGGACTCATGTGACCGGCGCGCAGTGCGCTGGCGGAAGGACTTGGAGGCGCTCTGAATGGTGACCCGGCAGCAGCGGCGCAGTCAGGAACGGGCCGATGCGAAACGCGAGACGCGGCGCCAGCAGTTCGATCGCATCCACGGGCATCCACGGGCAGGTGCTCGCCGGTCGGACGATCGGCGACCTGTGGCGGTTGTACGCGTCGGCGAAACTCACGCCGTATGGGGTCGACATTCACGACCCCAACGTGCGCGCGACGCTTGAACCGGCGTTCTATGCGGGCGCGGCGTCGATGCTGGAGCTGATGCAGCGCGTCGGCCCGGATGACATCACCGAGGACCAGGGCGTCGAGATGCTGCAGCGGATTCACGAGGAGCTGGAGACTTACGCCCGTGGACGGGAGACGTCATGACGGAAGCCGAACACCGCGCACACCACGTCCGGCTGCACCGGGCGCTCGACGAGCTGTTCGCGGACTGGATCGCGCATCAGCCGCTCAGCGCGTCCAGATTTCTCGGCCGGCCGATTCGCGAGCTGATCGATTGGTCGCACGAGCAGACGATCCAGCCAACGGCCGCGCGTGGCGAGGAGCCCGATGAGAAGTGACCTCGTCTGTCAGCCTGGTCGATCAGCGTGCACGCATGTCCTCCGAACAGTGGGCCCCGATCCTCGAAGCGCCGTCGTACGACGTCTCCACCTGGGGACGCGTCCGCTACCAGGACTTCGACGTGGCCACCTGGCCCAACAAGAAGGGCTACATCTGCGTCTCGATCGTCTTGCCCGAGGGGAAGCCGGTGTTGCGGTACGTCCATCGCCTCATGTTGATCGCCTTCCGGGACCCTCCGGAGGGACGCCTGTGCAATCACGAAGACGGACAGAAGGGCCGCAACCAGTTGGACAATCTCAGTTGGACCACGCATTCAGGGAACGTGACGCACGCGTGGCAATTGCGACGCGCGGCCAGATATCGGGAACTGGGGACGATGATGCGATCGTTGTTTGAGGAGCTGGAGGCCTAGATGAAAGTGACACTGGACAGCACGGACAAGATCGTCGACCTGGTGACGCCAACCGGCACCATTCCCGCTCGCCTCTGGGAAGGGCACACCGAGAGCGGGATCGCGGTCCACGCGTTTATCACCCGGATCGCGGTCCACAAGGAATTCGATAGTTCCCAGTTCGAGCGGGAGCTGAAGGAGACGCGGCCGCCGTCGGCCGAGGTCGACCAGGCGTACCCACTCCGGATGATTCTGTAAGGAGAGAACCAATGCCCGTCACGAAAGCGAACGTTGAGGACGTGTTCACCTACCACGCGCCGAGCGGCGACGACCCGATGCACTACGGCGCCGTACGAGCGGCGGCGAAGCAACTGGCGATGGTCATTCTGGAATGCACCCCGGCCTGTGCGGATCAGCAGGCGGCGATCCGATTGCTGCGGGAGGCGGTGATGACTGCGAATGCGGCGATCGCCTTGAAGGGCGCGGTGTGAAGGGGCGTAAGCTCGTTCCATGATTGGACTGCTGATCTGGCTCATCGTCGTGCTGCTGGTCGCCGGCGCCGTGCTCGGCGTGGTCCGTGCGATCTTGTCGACCCCGCCCTTTGCCGCGTTCCAGCCCTACGGGAACGTGATCTACGCGCTCATCGTGTTGGTGATCGTGCTGATCGTGGTCGGGGCGTTCTACGGGGGATCGTTCCCGGGGACCGTGCGAGCGCCGCGGTTGTGAGGGGATGACCGTCGCGACGGCGCGGGTGATCGTGCACGGGGTCTACGCGGGCGTCGGCCTCGGGCTGTTCGTGTTGGTCGTCTGGCTCGCGGGGATGCAGTGGTGAGCGCCGGCTGATCCGCAGATCGTCACACCGTCGCCGCCAATCCGGCGCATCATGGCTCCCGTGTTCACGATCAAAGTCGACGTGCACTTCCCATCGGATCCCTCCGCTGAGTCGCTGCACCTCCTGCGTCGGATCAACACCGGGGTCGACTACTTACACCAATTGGCGCTCGCCAGCGCCGTCAGAGAGGTCCACATGGCCGGAGAACTCGCCGAGGTTCAGCGGGAAGTCACAGAAACAGGCACGGTGATGGAGAGCGCGACGGTCCTCCTCGGGCAGCTCTCGACGTTGATTCGGGACAACGCGACGGATCCGACGGCGCTGCGAAAGCTGGCGACGGACTTGGACGCGCAACAGCAGGCCCTCGCGTCGGCGATTGTCGCCAACACGCCCGCGGCCGCACCGCCGCCCGCGTAAATCGTCCGGCTGAGCGCGCGAAGTTGCATTTATCTGGTGCAACTTCGTCCGCAGGTCGTCTGTTGGCCCACGATATGCGCATCGAACGCGCAACCCCGTGGACCCCGTGGAACAGGTGCGGTTGGCCGATCGTCGTCGCCCCCGCCCGGCGAGTGCCCCTGATCGTCGTCGCCTGGCCGACGACAACCCCGACCTCCAGATCCTCCAGGAGGCGCAAACCACGCGGTTTGGCGCGATGCTCTTCCGCATTCGCGAGCGCCTCGGCTGGACGCAGGAGCAGCTCGCGGACCTGGCCGGCCTCGATCGCCACGCCGTCACGGCCATCGAATGTGGGCGCGTCGATCCAAAGCTCTCGACGCTCAACCGGCTGTTGTACCCCTTCGGCCTCATCCTCCAGCTGCACGTGACCCGGGCCCCGGTGCTGCCGGTCGTCCTGCCGATCGTCCGTGGCGTGTCGACACGCCCTGATCTGACCGTCCTGCCCTAACCCGACCACACTCGGGGTCTGGCATCCCCACCCGCACGCACCTACATTCGGCGAGGCCCCGACATTCTCGAGCGCCTGCCTGACGGCACGCACGCGAACCGCAGCCGCAGTCTCGTCATGCGCATCGACAACCTGGAGCGCGAGCTCGCGTTCGAGCAGGCGCAGCTGATGGCGCTGTGCGCCGCGGCGGACGCGCACCATTCCAAAGGCAGTGAATGAAGGCCATCAAGAAACCGATCCTCGTCGACGTGGTGCGCTTCGACGCCGAGACGGACCTGCCGCCCGCCGTGCGCGTGCGCTTCACGGAGAAACGCTGGACCGTGTGGAACCAGCTCCACGACTCCTGGATCGGCGTCACTCCGGGCGACTACCTGAACGTCACCACTCCCGGAGACATCTATCCGATCGACGCCGCGTACTTCGCGGAGCATTACGACCTGGTGCCCGCATGAGCCTGCCGACCGGTACCTTTCTCGCGTTCCCGGGCCTGTTCAATCTGCCGGCCCTGGTCCGCAAGCAGCGCAAGCTCGAGAAAGAGCTCGAGCCGCTCACCCTCCTCGCGAAAGAGGAGAAGGCGACCCGGGACGCGATCGACGTCCTCCTCGTGGCCGCCGGCTTTGCCTCGAACGAAGGCGTGAGCTGCAACGGCTACGACGTCACGCACCACGCACGCGCCGGCAACAGCTACATCAGCCGCGATCTCCTGCTTTCGAACGGCGTCGACGTCGAGACGATCGACCAGTGCGTCGATCGCTATGACACGAGCTATTCCGCCACGGTGAAGCCCACCAAGGGCGCCGCCGTCCGAACGCGATGACCCCGGTCCTGGCTCGCGTGGATCGTCGAGTGGCGCCTGCGTTGCCGTGGGCCCACGCACCCGAGGCGCGAGTTACCGCGCCGCGCGTGTCGACACTCGTCGCGACGGATCTCCGCGAGCGGTGGGTTCCTGGGTTTCTAAACCGATGACCGCGCGGGCGGCCAGTGCGCGCGCGAATGGGAAAAAGGGCGGGCGGCCCAAGGGCGCCAAGAGCCAGGCGACGCTGAGCAAAGAGGCGGCACGGGAAGTGGCCCGCGTGCTGATCACCGCGCAGCTCGCCCCGCTCCTCGAGGCGCAGATCGCCCACGCGCGCGGGCTCCGCTACCTGGTGACGCGCCAGGCCTCGACCGGGAAGTTTATTCGCGTCACCGAAGCGATGGCGCGGCGCAAACGTGGCAAGGACGAAGAGATCATCGAAGTCTGGGAGAAGGATCCGAGCGTCCAGGCGTTCACCGATTTGATGAATCGGTGCTTGGACAAGCCCAAGGAACAGCCGATGGAGATCAAGGTGCGCAGTGAGGAAGCCGACGCCCGCGTCGCGCGCCTGATGTCCACGCTGGCCCGCGAGCAGCCATGAGTCAGGCGCTGACCGCGGCCACCGTCGAAGCCGAGATCGAGCACTGGGTCGCCAGTTGCCGCAACGATCCGTTGCGCTTCGTGATGGGCGCGTATCCCTGGGGGCAACCCGGGCCGCTCCAGCAGGAGACCGGGCCCGACGACAACCAGATCGAATACCTGACGGCGCTCGGCGCGGAAGTGACCGCCCGTCACTTCGACGGCCACACGCCGGTGATGCCGATCCTGATGAGCGAAACCAGCGGCCACGGCGTCGGCAAAGGCGCGCAAGGCTCGTGGGTCTCCGACTGGATCCTCTCGACGCGTCCGCATTCGGACGGCACCGTCACGGCCGGCACCTATACGCAGCTCGAATCGCGCACGTGGCCGGCGATCAAGTTCTGGACGAAGCTCTGTATCACCGCCCCGTGGTTCGACATCATGGAAGGCGGCATCTACTCGAAGGACTTCCCGGACACGTGGAAGGTGCAGGTCCAGACCTGCAAGAAGCAGAACGCGCAGGCCTTCGCCGGCCAGCACGCGAAGCGCTCGACCTCCTGGTACTGGTTCGATGAAGCGTCGGAAGTCCCGGACGAAGTGTGGGTCACCGCGTACGGCGGCTTGACCGACGGCGAACCGATGCTCTTTGCCGGCGGCCAGATGGTCCGCAACACCGGCGAGTTCTACCGCGTGTGTTTCGGCTCGAAGGCCGCACGCTGGAACCATCGCCGCGTCGATTCGCGCACGTCGCGCTTCACGAATAAAGCCCTCATCGCCCAGTGGATCGAGGACCACGGGATCGAGTCGGACTTTGTAAAGGTCCGCGTGCTCGGCTACGCGCCCTCCGCCAGTGAGCTCCAGTACATCGACAAGGCCCGCGTCGACCAGGCGCGGCACCGCACGATGGTCGCGCTGAAAGACGACCCGATCATCGCGGGCTTCGACGTCAGTGGCGGCGGGAAAGCGTGGAACGTCATTCGGTTCCGCCAAGGGTTGAACGGCGACGTGCTCCCGCCGATCCGAATGGCCGGCGACAAGGATCCGGACCGCTCGGCGCGCATCGCCCTCTGTGCGGAGCTCCTCAGCGACCGCCGCCCTGGCCACCAGCTCGCCGCGATGTTCATCGACAGCGCGTTCGGCGCCGCGATCGTGGTGCGGCTGCAGTCGATGGGCTTCACCAACGTCTACGAGATCAACTTCGGCGGCGAGAGTCCCGACCCGCATCAGCTCAACATGCGGGCGTTCATCCACGCGAAAGGGAAGGAGTTTTTGCTGCTCGGGAGCCTTCCCGACGAAGACCGCCTCTGCGAACAGCTCTGTCTGGCGGGCTATCACATCAACCAGGCGGGGAAGCTCGTGATCGAGAGCAAAGCCGACATTCAGGCGCGTGGCGAAGCGTCGCCTGATGATTCCGACGCCTTTCTCCTGACCTTTGCGCGCGCCGTGGCGCCGGCGAGTGGCCGCGTGGCCGCCCCGCATGTGCCCCCGGCACGCTGGAGCTGATGCATGACCCCTGAGACCCCCGCTGTTCCTGTCGCCGCCCCTGTGCCGGAGACCTGCGCGCGTTGCGGACGCACGAAGGCGGCGCATCACGTCGTCAACTACGCGGACCCGCTGGCGCCGACGCAGTACCTGCTCCTCTGCCCGAGCGCGACGTTTCTACTCGACACGTTTCAACAGGACCTGGAGGACGCGTGATCTGTCCAGCCTGCGGCGAGACCTTCGAGCCGACGATCGTCGCCGGGCTCACGGTGCACCCCTCGCCGTGCGGCGCGTCGATCGCGATGGCGACCGGGCAGCGCGCGAGCGAGGCCGAGATCCGAGGCCTGTCGACGGCCGACATGGCGGCACTGCGCGCGCTCCGCGCTCGGCCGGCACGAGCGAAGCCATGAGCACCCTGGTGACCGCGTCGCGCAGTCAGGCCTACGAGCTCGTGGTCGAGTTGCGCCTGGCGCTCGTCACGCTCGCCGGACGTGTCGCCGCGCTCGAACAGCCGGCGCCGGCGGCCGAGCCTGAGCCCGAGTACCAGGGACCGCAGACGGGGGAGCCGCTCACGATCGAGGAAGCCCGGACCGCGTGGAAGGTGTCGCGCCGCACGGTCTACAACTGGATCGCCGCCAAGAAGGTCGTCGTCGTCCGCACGCCCGGGGGCGCCCCGCGCGTGGTGTGGCCGTCATGACGCCCGGCTTCGACGCGATCGCTGGGGGGACGCTCGACCTGCTGGCGTGGGAATCGATCCAGGGCGAGGTGGCGTGGATCCTCGTCCGCAACCGGACGACCGGCGTCGTGGTCAAGATCGCGCCGACCTCCGCGTGGCCCGCGTTCGCGTCGCTGACGTTCGACGTCGCGACCGTGACGCTGCCGCCGCGGGAGACGGCCGCCTGTCCCACCGGCTACACGTTAACCCGACTGCCCGGCACCGATACCGCGGGCGAGCCGATGGACAAGGACTGACATGATGCCGACGCTCCGCTTTCCCTCACCGCTGTGACGCGCGATCGCGGCCCCGCTGAGTCCCGCCGTCAAGAACGATCTCCTGATCCGCTTTGCCGCGGGTGAGTCGGTCACCGCCATCGCGCGTCACGACGCCGTCCGCCGGGAGAGCGTGGAAGCCGTGCTGCGGGAGGCGATGGGGCAGTTGCTGCGGCGTCTCCAGGCCGACCCGGCGGCGGTGACGCCATGAGCGTCGACCTGACGCGCGAGCAGTCGGACGCGATCCTCACAGAGTGCCGGGGCCGTTACGACGTGGCGTCTGACGTCTGGGGCCCCATTCGTGCCAACGGCAAGAAAAACATGCTGTACGTCGCCGGGGATCCGTGGGAAGCGGCCGACCGCAAAGCCCGTGAAGCCGCCGGCCGCCCGTGCATCTCGCTCGATGAGATCTCGCAGTACACCAACCAGGTGATCAACCAGCTCCGGGCGAAGCGCCGGGGCGTGCAGTTCACGGCCAACGGCAACGGGGCCAACGACCAGACGGCCGAGTTCTACCAGAACAAGATGCGCGAGATCGAGTACCGCTCGAAGGCGCAGATCGTCTATACGACCGCCGCGCAGAACAGCATCGAGCGGGGCTACGGCTTCTGCCGGGTGAAGACGCAGTTTCAACCGGGGAAGTCCTTCGACCAGGAAATCTGGCTCGAAGAGTTCGTGAATCCCGACTCCGTGCTCCCCGATCCGGACGCCAAACGCTCGACCTCGAGCGACATGAAGTACTGCTTCGTGCACGAGGCGTGGAAGGTGCCCGAGTTCAAGCGCGCGTTCCCGCAGGCGAAGGTGACGAGCTTCGAGGCCGCCGACACGATCAACCTCGCGCCCGCGTGGATTCACGGCGACGACCTGGTGCTCGCGGAGTACTGGACGATCACCACGCATCAACGGGAGTTGGCGCTCCTCAGAGGCCCCGACGGACGCACGATTCCGATGTACGCCGAGGACGTGCCCGCCGAATTCGCCCAGTACGTGGTCAAGCGCCGGATGGTCGACGACCCGAAGGTCTGCAGCTACCTCACCAACGGCGTCGAGCTGCTGGCGCCGAGCGAGGGCGCGTCGCCCAAGACCGAGTGGCCCGGTAAGTACATTCCGATCATCAGTTGCTTCGGCAAGGTGATCTACGTCGATACCGGCTCGGGCGTGGAGCGCAAGATTCAGGGCATGGTCGACCTGATGCGCGACCCGCAGATGCTGAACGCGTATCTGCGCACGTGTGAGGCAGAGCTCGTCGGCATGACGCCGAAGACGCCCTTCGTCGGCTACACGGGCCAGTTCCGCGGCCACGAGGACGCCTGGGGCAGTGTCAACCACGTCCCGAAGGCCTACCTCGAGGCGAATGCGACGACCCCGGACACCGGGCAACAGGTGCTCCCGCTCCCGCAGCGCCAAGCCTACGACCCGCCGATTCAGTCACTCGAGATCCTCGCCGAGAGCTCACGCCGATCGATTCAGGCGGCGGCCGGTAACATGCCGCTCCCGACGAGTGCCCAGCGCCGCAATGAAAAGAGCGGCGTGGCGCTGAAAGAGATGCGCGAGAGCGGCCAGGTCGGCTCGTATCACTTCGGCGATCACTACAACGACATGATCGAGCACGTCGGCGTCGTGGTCGAGGACCTGATGCCGCACATCTACGACACCGCGCGCGACGTGTCGGTGCGCCACGCCAACGACACCGCCGAGATGGTGCCGGTCAACGATCCGAGCAACGAGAAGAGCGTCTCGACCACCGGCGATCACCTGGTGACCGTCTCGACCGGCCCCAGCTACGACAGCACGCGCGAACAAATCAGCGACCTGGTCGACACGCTCCTGGCGATGCCCGACGGGGAAGTCGTGCGCTCAGTCTTGCCGGAAGCGATCAAGATGATGAATCTGGGCGCTGAGGGCGAGGAGCTCGTCGAGATCGCCGAAGCCCTGCAACCACCACAGGTGCAGGCGCTCAAACAGAAGGACGGCGAGGACCCCGACCCGCGCCAGCTCCAGCAGCAGAACCAGCAGATGCAGCAGCAGCTGCAGCAGGCGGACGCGGCCGTCACCGACCTGATGGGCAAAGTGGACGGGAAGAAGCTCGACGCAGAGACCAAGATCAAGATTACGGAGATGGAGATCGCGAGCCGGGAACGCATCGCCGACATGGAATCGCAGCGGCGCAGCGCGACCGCCATCGCCGTCGCGCACATCGGCGCCGCGGCCAAAGGTCTGGCCCTCGACGCGCATGCCGACGAAGAAGCGCAAGCGATGGGCCTCGCTGAACGGGAGCAGGCCAGAACGCACGCGCACGATGCGACGCAAGCGGAGCTCGACCGGCAGCAGGCGCAGCAGCTCGCGCAGCAGCAGGCCGATCAGCAAGTGGCACTGACGGGCGCGCAGCTCGACACCCAAGGCGCGCAGGCCGACGCGCAGCGCGTGCATGAAACGGAGATGGCGGATCGGGCGGCCGCGGCGGAGCCGGAGCCGGACGCGTGATGCATGCGCACGGGTGCGCACGTCGGCGTGATCGCCAACGACCGCGGCATATCTCGATTGACGGCTGTGGCCGATACCACCCACGCTGTACGCTCGCGCCTGACCCGCGCGACAGACGAACGATGAACTAGCACCTTTCTGCTTTTTGGCTGTCTAGGGCCTGCAGCCCGAACCGCGGTCTCGTCCACCCGCTGACACGCTAACAAGGGCCGCACGATCAGACGCCGTGCTCCGCTGAAGCGAAATCTGCTTCCGCGTGCAGCACGGCGTTTGTTCGTTGGGGTCATCGACTCTCAGGACGACGCGTCACGGACGAGGCGCGGTGAGTGTGCCCGTGCCTCTCGACGCCCAACCCGGCGATTCGTCCTCGCCCGTGTCGTCCTCGTCGCCCGATCCGTCGGCCGCCCTGGCCAGTGCTTCACCGGAAGCCCTGAACACCTGGCGCATGACGGGCGAGCTGCCGAGTGCCGACGCGTCTCCGGCTGAAGACTCCGACGCCGACCTGTCGACGGACGCGGATTCGACCCCCGCCATCGCGGCTGAAAGTGCTGCGCCTCCTGTGGACGCCGTTGCCGACTCGTCCCCGGTCAAGTTATCGAAATCTGACAAGCGCTTCCAGGAACTGCTCGCCGATCGCGCCAAAGAGCGCGCGCGCGCCGACACGCTCGAACGTCGGCTCGCCCAGCTCGAACGCGCCTCGGCACCGCCGCCTGCCGCCACTCCCAAGATAGACGCCACGCCCGCCGCCTCGTCCGCGGCAGCCGACGCCGATCCCGAACCGGACCCCAAGGATGAGACCACGTATCCCGACGGGCAGTACGACCGGAAGTTCTACAAGGATCAAAGTCGGTGGGAAACGCGCCAGTTGCTCCGCGAGGATCGACAGGCACAGGCCGAGCGGCAGCAGCAGTCCCGCGTCGCCGCCGATGAGCACCGCATCAACCAGTCGCTGGCCGAGAAGATCGACGCCGGGCGCCTGAAGCATGCGGACTTCGACGTCGTCGCGTTCGCGCCCACGGAGATCATCAAGGACTCGCCGATCGATCGGTGGATCCTCGAATCCCCGGAGGGCGCGGAAGTCCTCTACGCGCTCCAGAAAACCCCGGCCGAGATCCGGCGCATCGCCTCGCTCCCGCCCATTCAGCAGCTCCGTGAATTAGCGAAGTTCGAGCACGCGCTCGGCGTCCCGGTCCCCCTCAAAACCATCAGCGACGCCCCCACGCCGCCGCGCACGCTCGGTGATCGCTCGGCCTCGACGGCCGATGCGGCCTCCCGCGCCGTGCGGTCCGGCGATACCGGCGCCTTTCTCGCCGCGGAAAACGCGCGCGAGTTGGCCCAGTGGAAAGCGTCGCACCGGTAACCCCTATGAGGCCTCCGTATGCCCGCGAATGACTTTGACTTCACCGACTGGTTGTCGATGAAGGCGCTCCAGCTCCTGACGAACCCGCTCGAGATCTCTCCGGCGTTCAACACCGACTACAACTCCGAATTCCAGCAGGAATTCGCCGTCGGCGATACCGTGCGCATCCCGTATCCCAATCAGTTCATCGGCGGGGACACGGATCTGAGCTATCAGCCCGAAGCGATCATCGATCGCGCGACGACCGTGAAGATCGACCGCGTCGCCAAGGTCCACTTCGAGTGGGACTCGATCGAACGCGCCCTGAAGATGCCGAAGTCGGAAGAGAAGATCGCCGAGAAGATCCTCAAACCGGCGATGGCGGTCATCAAGCAGAAGATCGATACCGCCTGCGCGCTCTACGCCTATCAGAACACGCCGAATTTCGTCGGCATCCTCGGCACCAATCCGACCACGTTCGATGCCGTGTACGGCGCGGCCGGGCAGCGGATGCAGGAGACCGGCGCCTGGCTGGGCGAGAAAAAGATGTTCCTCACGCCGGGCGTCGCGCGGACGCTGCGGGCGAGCGTGGTCGCGCAGTTCAATCCGGCCGACGACCTCACGCGCATGTGGAAGAAGGGCTCGATCGGCGAGGCGAACGGCTTCGATAGCTACTCGTCGATGTCCCTGGCCCGGCATACCACGGGCGTCTGGGCGGGCGTGGTCGAAGTGGCCGCGGCCGGACAGAGCGGCACGACGCTCACCCTCACCGCGACCAACGGCGACACGTTCAAGGCGGGCGACAAGTTCGACATTGCCGGCGTGAACGACCTCAACAACATGACGAAGCAGTCCTTCGGCGTGTTGAAGCAGTTCACGATCCTGACCGCCGTCACGGCCGTGGGCACGGCGCCGGTGATCACGATCTCCCCGGAGATCTTCGGACCGGGCTCGCCCTACCAGAACGTCGATGCGCTCCCGGCCGCGGGCGCGGATCTGACGATGTTCCGCGGCACCGCGGCGCCGACGACGGCGCACACCGGCTCGATGAATCTGGCGATCGGCCAGGACGCGTTCGCGCTCGTGGGCGTCAAGCTCGCCAACCCCAAGAAGGGCACCGTCGAAATGGTGAGCCAGGCGCGCGATCCGAAGTCGGGGCTGTCGATCGCGTTCATCCGCGACTTCGACAGCGTGCAGCGCAAGTGGATCAATCGCTTCGATTGCATCTATGGCTTCGGGAATCTCTACAACGACCGGGCTGCCGTCGCAGTCCTTGGAGCCTGATCATGCCAAGCATTCGAAGCTTCACGCCCACGTACGGCTACGCGCGCCTCAGCTCGTTGGCGTACCCGTTCTTCACGGTCGCCTCGGACGCGACCGCGGCGGCCATCACCTACACGGTCGCCTACGTCCTCGGCGGCTTGATCCTCCGGAACACGAACGGCGCGGGCCGTGCGGATCTCCTGCCGACGGCCGCGGCGCTCGTGGCCGCCATCGAAGGCTGCGCCGTCGGCTGCGCCTTCGAGTTCACGGTGCGCTCGGCGGGCGCCGAAACCATCACGATCACGACGAACACGGGCCTCACGCTCGCGGGCACGATGACCATCGCCACGGCGAACAGCAAGCGCTTCATCGTCGTGTTCACCAACGTCACGGCCGGCAGCGAAGCGGCGACCGTGTACTCCTGCGGCACCGCGGTCACCTAGGCCATGTCGCAAGCCCCGCATACCGGGTGGAACAAGGCCACCGTCGTCACGACGAGTGACACGGTGAACCTGACGTTCCCAGCCCAGGCGCTCTACGTCGGGGGCACGGGCACCGTCACGGCCGTCCTGCTGGACGACACGACGGTGCTCTTCTCGGCGATTCCGGTGGGCGCGATCCTGCCGGTTCGCTGCAAACGCGTCAACGCGACCGGCACCAGCGCGACGCTCATCGTCGCGCTGTGGGACATCTGAGGACGGACCCATGAGCGAGAACCTCCAGAGCTTTCCTCGGATGCTCCATTGCGGCGACGAGCGCCTCATCGTGCACAGCACCGAGGAGCTCGACGCGGCACAGAAGCTCGGCTTCGGCCTCCATCACGTCGTGGACGTGGCGGAGGTCGAGCCTGTCTCCGACCGTGACCACGCGGCCGAGGCCGCGCCCGAGCGCAAGGGCAAGACCGCCCCGGACCGCAAGGGCAAGACCGACAAGCACGGCCCCGAGTAGGGCATGGGCAGGCGCCGGATCGGCGGGGCGCGGTAATGGCTCGCGGGAGTGCGCTCCGATTCGTGCGGGCGGACCCTGAGCCGGACGCGCCCCTCTTCTTCGATGACTTTCCCGGGTCGTCGGTGGACGCGGCGAAGTGGGACGTCGTCGAGCGCATCTCGGACCAGGTCAACGGCGAAGTGAATTGCTGTCTCGCGGCGAACGTGAGTGTCGCGGGCGGTCTGCTCTCAGGCGTGTCGACGTTCGAGGATCACAGCTGCGGAGACTCTGAGCAAGGCGCGGTCACCGAGCACTACACGTCCTGGCATATCCAACAGAAGACCACGCCGTTCTTGTATGGCACGGTGGAAGTGCGCGCGAAGATTCCGGGCGGCACGGGCATCTGGCCGTGCATCTGGATGCTGGGGTTTGAGTGGCAGGCCAGTCAGCCCTTCACGGCGAATACACCCGGCCATAACTGGCCGCACGCGGGCTGGTGCGAAGTGGACATCGCGGAGTTCATGAGTGGCTCGCGCACCACGGTGAATAACCAGGTGCATTTCGAGAGCGCGAACGTCGGGCCGGGCATTCAGACCATGCCGTTCAACGCGACCTCGCGCTTCATGGTCTACCGGCTGCAATGGGCCGCGGGGTCGATGATCTGGTCGGTGGATCCTGAAGACGGGGGCGGATTTCAGACGCTGAGTTCGCTGAGCGGCGCGTCCGTGCCGAACGTCGCGATGTATCTGATTCTCAACGCCGCGATCGGCGGCATCGGGGGCGGTACGCCGGATTCGAGCACGTTTCCCCAAACGTTTCAGGTGGATTACGTGCGGGTGACGCAGTAATGGCGAATTGCGTCATCGGGTCGAGCGTGGCGATCAGTTCGACCACGGTGACGAAGCCCTCGGGCGTCGTCGATGGGTCGGTGCTGGTGGTGCGCTATCACTGGTTCTGCGCCGGGGATCAGCATCTGGTCTTCCCGACACTGTCGCACTCGTTTGTCGACGTCGGGAGTATCAGCTGGTACGACGCCGTGAAGACCTACTCCTACGGGGTCTCGTTCTTCCGGAAGGTCATCACCTCCGCGGCCGGTGAGCCCTCGACCTACACGATCACGCCGGTCACGGGGCGCGACATTGACGCCGGGGAGATCGATCGGTTGGTCAATTGCGACCTCACCACGCCGGAAACCGACGCCGGGATCAATGCCGTGTCCTTTGGCGGCGGCGTGGCGTGGACGACGGGGGCGGCGATTACCTCGGGAGCCGAAGACCTGCTTCTCGAGGGGACCACCTGCTGGACGGCCTCGATCGCGACGCCGTCGGGCATGACGCAGGACTACTTGGAGGACGGCGGCGACGTGGCCGGACACAGCGAGAACCCCGGCGTGCTCTCGGGTGCGACGCGATCGGCCAACACGGGTGGCAACGATGGGTCGGCGACGGCGTTTGTCACGTTCAAGGCGGCGACGGGCGGCGGCGGCGGCGGCGGGGCGCTCCCGCACTACTACTACCAGCAGCAGCGGCGTCGGCAGCCGGCCACGTTCGTGAAGCGCGACCGCCTCTTCGTACCGGCGTCTGTGGCGAAGGCCGCATAGGACATCGATGGACGGATACCTCCGACAATCGACCGCCTCGCAGACCCGGTGGATTGGTCCGTACGTGGATTCGACGGATTTCATCACCGCGAAAACCGGCCTGACGATCGCCAACACGGACATCAAGGTCTCGAAGAACGGCGGGTCGAGCGCGTCGAAGAACAGCGGCGGCGGCACGCACGACGTGAACGGCAACTATGCCGTCACCTGGGACGCGACGGACACCGCGACGGTCGGGCAGCTGGCGTACACGAGTAAGGTCGCCGGCGCGCTCCAGGTGTGGGGCACGTTCACGGTGCTCGAGGAGGCCGTCTACGACGCGCTGTTCGTCGGCTCGGCGCCTGGGTATGTGGTCGATCAGCCGGTGAACGCCACGAAGGTGGGCGGCACGTCGCAGACCGGGCGCGACCTGGGCGCCTCCGTGCTCCTCTCGGCCGGCACGGGCACCGGGCAGGTCAATCTCACCTCCGGCGCGGTGCCGGTCGTCGGCGACCTCACGGCCACGATGAAAACCAGTGTGACGACGGCGGCCACGGCCTCGACCCCGGCGCTGTCCGTGGCGGGTGTCAACGCGGTCGCCGATCAGGTCTGGGATGAGGTGCTGAGCGGGCACGTCACGGCGCTGAGCACGGGCGCGGCGCTCAACGGCGCGGCCAGTGCGGGCGACCCGTGGCTGACGTCGCTCCCGGGCGCCTATGGCGCGGGCACCGCCGGCAAGATCATCGGCGACAAGATCGCGGCGAGCGTCACCGGCGCCGTGGGCAGTGTCACCGGTGCCGTGGGCAGTGTGACCGGGAACGTCGGGGGCAACGTGACGGGCTCGATCGGGTCCGTCGCCGCGGCCGGCATCACGAACGCCTCCCTGGCGGCCGATACCGGCCTCAAGACGATTCGCAGCAACACCGCCACGGCCGGCGCGGCCACGACGATCACGCTCGATGCCTCGGCGTCGGCCGTCGACAACGTCTATCGCAACGATCTCCTCTACCTCACGGGGGGCACCGGGGCCGGGCAAGCGCGCTTCATCAGTGGGTACGTCGGCGCGACCAAAGTCGCGACCGTGTCCACGTGGGCGACGAACCCCGACAACACGTCGACGTTCGCGATCCTGCCGAGCGATGGCACCACGGCCCCCACGGCCGCGGCGATCGCGGATCAGGTGTGGGATGAGCTGATCGCCGGCCATGCGGTGTCTGGGTCGACGGGGGAGGCGCTCAGCGCGGCGGGCGCGGCGGGCGACCCCTGGATCACGGCCTTGCCCGGCAGTTACAGCGCCGGCCAGGCGGGCAAGATCATCGGCGACAACATCAACGGCACCATCACGTCGCGCATGGCCACGTTCGCCGTGCCGACGAACTTCTCGTCGCTGTCGATCAGTGCCGGCGGGTTGGTGGATGTGCTGCAGACGGCGGCCGATAAGGTGTGGAGCACCGCGGCGCGGCTGCTCACGGCCGGCACCAACATCGTGTTGGCGAAGGGCACCGGGGTGACGGGATTCACCGACCTGTCGGCGGCGCAGGTGACGACGGCCGCGAGTGCGTCGACGCCGGTGGCCACGCTGAGCGGGGATCTCACGGCGACGATGAAAACCAGCGTCACGACGGCGGCGTCTGCCGCCACACCCGTGGCGACCGTGAGTGGCGACCTGTCCGCCACGATGAAGACGTCGGTGACGACCGCAGCCACGGCAGCCACGCCTGCACTCTCGGCGGCCGGCGTCGACGCGATTCTCGACGACACGATCGGCGATTCGACCATCACGATGCGCCAGGCGCTCCGGGTGTTGCTCGCGGGCATGGCCGGCAAGCTCAGTGGCGCGGCGACCGCGACGATCGTGATCCGCAACGTGGCCGACTCCAAGGACCGCATCACGGCCACCGTCGACAGCAACGGCAACCGGTCGGCGATCACCCTGGATGTGAGCTGATGTTTCCGAGTCGCTACTTCGCCAATCGCATGTTCGCCCCGCGCTACTGGCCGAAGGTCGGCTTCACGGTCGTCTTCAACGCCGCGTGGACGGTCTTCGCCAACGCCGTCGTCGGCATCAACGGGAGTCGCCAGTGATTCGCGCCCAGGCCGGCCAGAGCGTCTCGGCCCAAATGCTCAACGCGACGGGCGCCGCCTTCAGCGGCACCGTGACGGTGTATGTGACCCTCGACGCGGGGACGCAGGCGATCGGCTCCGTGGGCTCGGGTCTCTGCACGTCGGAGGGCAACGGGTTATTCAGCTATCGGCCCAGTCTGCAGGAGACCGACGGCGCCAAGTGCGACTTTACCTTCATCGGCACCGGCGCGATCCCGACGACGATTCAGTACCCGACGATCACCCTCGCGCAGCAGGCCACGCTCATCGCCTCCCTTCATGAAGAGGCGGTCTCCGTGCTCGCGATCTGTCTCGCCGCGGGCCAGGAGCTCAGCCTCTTCATGAAGGGGGAAGTGCCCGACGCCGACGACGGGGCGCTCATCCTCGGGAAGCTCAATCGCCTCATCGACAACTGGAACGCCGACCAGGCCGCGATCTACAGCGTCCAGTTTCAGACGTTCACGCTGGTGCCGAGTCTCTCGCCGCACACCATCGGCCCGAGCGGGGCGTCCTTCACCACGGCGCAGCGGCCCGTGTCGATCGAGGCGGCGAGTCTCCTCCTCAGCGGCGGCGTGCGCGTCCCGATCGACGTGCTGTCCGTGGAGGACTACAACGGCCTCAGCCTGCCGAGTCTGACGTCGACGATCGCGCAGGGCGTCTTCTATAACCCGACGTGGCCGAACGGGGAGCTCTATTTCTACCCGGTGCCCGCGAGCGCGGCGAGCGTGGAGCTGCTCACGCGGAGCGTGCTCAGCCAGGTGACGCTCGTCGACACGGTGACGCTGCCGCCGGGCTATCTCGACGCGATCATCTTGACCTTGGCGGAGGAGATCGCCGCGCCGTTCGGCGCCGAGATTCCGGCGCACGTGGAGACGTCCGCACGCGCCGCGCGCGCCCGCATCGCCAAGAACAACGACCGCACGCCACGGTTCAGCACCGCCGATGCCGGGATGCCGGGCTCGGGTCGCCGTCCACGCGGGAATTACCTGACGGGGTGGCAGTAGATGCCGTTGCTGACCGACTTCGTCAACGGGAGCTATCAGGCGATCAGCGCGACCGCCGCGGCGGACGTCTGCATCAACCTGTTCGTGGAGACGCGGCGGACCGAGGGCAGCAAGAAAACGAAGTGGCTCATCGGGACGCCGGGCTTGCGGCTCGAGAACGAGAGCGCGAGCGGCGGCGACGGCCGCGGCTGGTTCTCCCAGGACGATCGCACCTGGGTCACGACCGGCACGAACCTCTACGAACGCGCGAGCGATGGGACGCTGACCCTCCGCGGCACGATCGCGGACAACGGCGAACCGGTGAGCTACGCCAGCAATGGACAGGGCGGCAACGACCTGGCGATTGTCGGCGGCAACGAGCTGAAGATCCTCGACCTCGTCACGAACGTCCTGAGCGCGGCGATCGTGCTGCCGTTTACCGGCCCGGTCATGGTCGTCTTCCTCGACGGCTATTTCATCATCAACCAACGCGACAGTCCGATCCTGTATTTCAGCGCGCTCGAGGACGGCCAGACCTGGGACGCGCTCGACTTCTTCACGCGGTCGGGCACCTCCGACCACGTGGTCGGCATCGGCGTGAGTCAAAACCGCGTCTGGACGTTTGGCTCGCGCACGACGACGCTCTATTACGACTCGGGCGATGCCGACACGCCGTTCTTACCGTATCCCGGCACGACGACGCAGATCGGCGCGATCACGCCGTGGGCGATCACGCGCCGCAACGATGTGTTTACCTGGCTGGCCCAGGACGGCACCGGCACACCGCGGATCGTGAAAGCCACGGGCGGGCCGGCGCCCACGACGGTCTCGACGCCGCCGATTGAGCGCTGGTTGGGGCAGGCGACGACCTTGACCTCGGCCGAGATGCTCACCTACGAGCAGGACGGCCACACGTTCGCGGCGATCACGGCGCCGGACAGTCCCGACGACGTCCAGACCTACGTCTGGGATGACACGGAGTCGCTCTGGCATGCGCGGGCCGGGTGGGATGCGACGACGGGCCGCTTCACGCGGTGGCGCGCCCGTGGCTGTTGCCAGGTCGGGAGTCAGATCCTGGTGGGCGATGCCGCGAGCGCCGTGCTCTACACGCTCGACCTCGACACGTACACCGACCACGGGGCGGTGATTCGTCGCATGCGGCGCACGCCCTATGTCAGCGACGAGAACCAGATCCTCTTCCTCAAGCGCGTCGAGCTCGGCGCCGAGGTCGGCGTCGGGGTGCTCACCGGGCAGGGGACTGCGCCGGTCGTCGACATGCGGATCAGCCGCGACGCGGCGAAGACGTGGATCGCGGCCGGATCAGCGCCCGTGGGCGCGCTCGGGCGCTACGACACGCGGGCGATCTGGCGACGGCTCGGGCGCGTGCGGATGGATCGCCTCGTGTTCGAACACACGCAGAGTGACCCGGTCAAGGTCTGTTGGGTGGGGCTCTGGTTGAAGAGCGCCGCGTCGACGGGGCAGCTGTAATGGCGATTCTCCCGACGCCCACGGAGCCGTTTACGCCCGATAGTGTCGCCTGGCAGAACTACTTTCTGTCGATCGACGCGTCCCTCCCCGCGAACATTCCGCCGATCGACGCGCGCTACCTCACGGCGACGGCGAATCCGTCCCTCACCAACGACGTCAACCTCGGCGCGCTGGTGACCGGGTTCCTGTTCGCGACGGTGGCCGCCGGGATCGCGGTGCCGTCGACGACGCTCAATGGCGCGAGTCTGACGGCGCTCAACGCCTCGCAGTTGACCACGGGGACAGTGCCCGATGCGCGCTTCCCGGCGGTGCTCCCGGCGATCAGTGGCGCGAATCTGACCGGCCTGCCGTCCCCGGCGCTCCCGGTGGGCACCGTGCGTCAGGTCGTAGCGGCGACCTACGCGACGCAGACGCTGTCGTCGTCGAGCACGTATGCGGACACGGGACTGAGCGCGACGATCACGCCGGGCGCGGTCGCCAACAAGATTCTCGTGCTCGCCCTGCAGGCGGGCTGCGGCAAGAACACGGGCGACACGGGCCTGAATCTGCGGCTGCGGCGGGCGGGTACCACGACGCTCGCCGAGCATTTCTACGTCGGGTATACCGCCAGTGCGGCGACCAATAACGTGGGCTCGCATGTGCTGACGGCGCTCGATAGTCCGGCGACGGTGGCAGCGGTGACGTACACGACGCAGTTGGCGTCGGCGGCCAATCTGGCGCAAGCGTTCGTGCAGTTCAATGCGGACGTGAGCGCGATCTATCTCGTGGAAGTGGTCGGGTAATGGCGTGTTTCCTCTCGAGTGAGTGACGATGGCAGACAGAGTCCCGACAACCGGCGCCTGGCAAACCGACCCGCAACTCCAGCGGCTCATTACGGCCTACGTCGCCGCCGCGAACGATGCGACGGTGCCAGACATCCGCGCGCGCGGACGCGCCCAATACACCGCGCTCAAGCAATACGTGGATGCTAACCGCACGGCCCTGGGCATCCCCAATAACTACTACCCCGACGTGCGGACGCTGGCGCAGGCGAAGGGCGGGCAGCAGTCCGGATCGAGCCTGCGCGACCCGCATCAGAACCAGTGGCGCAACCTCGGGCTGATTGCCGGGGCGCTGGCGGTGCCGGCGGCGCTCGCGATTGTGGCGGGGCCGGCGGCCGGGGGGGCGGCGGTGGGTGCCGGCACGACCGCTGGTGGCGGCGGCGGATTCGTGGCGGGCGAAGTCGCGGCCACCGAAGCGGCCGTGTACGGCGGTGGGGCCGCGGCTGGGACGGCGTCGTATCTGCGGCCGCTCCTCGGCCAAGGCGTGCAGGCGGCCACGAATCTCTACGGTCAGCACATGGCGAACTCGGCCAGTGCGGACGCCGCGCGCATCCAGACGGAGTTTCTCGAAAAAGCCCTCGAGGTCGAGAAAGAAAACGAACGCTACCGCCGTTCGACCACCGAAGAAGAACGCGGCTACACGCGCGGCCAGCGCGCCGATTACCTCGGACGGCTACAACCGTACTCCGCGGCCGGCACGGCGGCCACCACTCGCGCGAGCGCGCTCCTGAGTGGCAGCAGTTATCAGGGCCAGGCGCCGCCGGCCTCGGGTAGCGGACCGACCGTCAAGTTGGCGGATTCGCGCGGGGTGGTGCGTGACGTGCCGGCGGATCAGGCCGAGCAGTATCTCCAACAAGGCGCGACGAGGGTGACGTAATGGCGAGTCGCTTAGACGGATACGGGAACGTGGGGCCGGATGCGTGGGGACGTCAACCCGGAGATCCCGACTACGGGAAGGCGCCCGCCGCGGCGCCGCCGCCCCCCACCGCGGCGCCCCCGCCGACCCAGGACACGGGCCACTACGACGACTGGGGGCGCGCGCCGAGCGATCCGAATTACGGCGTGCCGCCGCCGCGATCCAATTACGAGGGCGGCACTGGGGTCTTGGCCCCCGGCGTCACCCCCGCGCAAAACCGCACCAACATCGAGGCCGATTACGATGCGCGCGGGATTGCCGACATCAACCGGATTCCCGACGGTGTCCCCTACGAGTGGGCGAAAGCCTTTCTCGCGAGTAACCCCGGCGACTATGGGCGCCTGGCGTCGGCGTACGCGTCCGAGCAGAACAAGCCGGGCGGCAATGGCGGCGGCGGGTTCACCTGGCCCGACAGCCACTTCGGCGGCGCGCCGAGTCCATTCGGCGAGACGTACACTGCCGGCACCTACACGCCGGAGAAGTTCACGGAGCCGTTCGTCGCCCCCACGGCGGAATCGCTCCTCT